ACCTGTAGCAGCAGCCCCACCAGCCCCAAGCAAGCCGCCCATAATTGCCTCTACCTTGCTCACTCCCGGCGCTGGTGTTTTGGCACCGACGCCGGTGAACTTGGGAAAAGATAAGTTAAATTCCCCGATTGTTTCCAAGCCGTCAGATAGTGGCTTTTTCTTTTCAAATAGACGCCCAATCACAGGAGCGGATATGTCTCCTGTTGCTCTATTTAAAGCACGCTCTACTGTGTAGCTTTTGGCGATCTCTTTGCGTGCTTGCGACAGTGCAGGCACAAGCTCTGGCCGTCCCGCCTGAGTTGCCTCTGTAACTAAAGACTGCTCCAGATCATCAGCCAACGCCCTGAATTCTTTGGCCTTTGCAAGATCAGCAGGACTTTTTGATACACCGTAAGCGTTAAACCACCCTTGCGAATCGTTACGGGCTTGCTTGAGTGCTTCCAAGTCCTGTTTGGCAATGGCCGACAAATCGCCAACGTCCTGATAAGCCTTGCCTGATTTGGAGCGAATGCCCTCAAGCGCACCAATTGAAATTGGTTGGTCATCAGGTAGGCCGAGTGCTTTGCGCGTCAGTGCGTTTGTAACCTCTTGGTTTCTTAGCGTTGACTCTTGTTTAATCGCCGCTTTGCCTCCAATGCTTTCGAGTCGGTTTGTCAAAAATGAAGGTGTTACTTCTGACGGCGGCACCACATAACCATTAGCGCGTCCTTTGGATAAAGCCGCATCCCGCATTGAATTGAGTGATTGCTGTTTTGCAGCATCTTGTGTTTGACTGGTAAGCCGGTTAGAAACAGCGCCTGCGATCTTGTTGCCAGCCCACTGCCCACCGGCCCCAAGCACGCCACCAATGCCGGTATTCAAGGCTTTACCGGCTGCGATGTTACCTAGTGACTGTTCTCCTTCTACGGGCTGCACAAGGCCGTTTAAAGCCCCGACAACACCCGCTCCGGCAATGGTATTTGCGCCTGGGACAAACAATGTAGGGGTGAGCATGGCGGCATTCCCGGCAAAAGCAGAAACGGGCGCTTTCTTCGCTGCTTCCTTATTCTGCTCAAGAATGTTCTGCTCGATTGAATCAAGCCCACCGAATGCCTGTTTTATGCCAAGGTAAGCATTGATAGGCCCGGATGCCAAACCGCCCTTTTGACGGTCTATCCATGATTCAGGTTCGGGCGCATCATCCCACTTCACCATGCGCGGGTCGATTTGTGGAGATTCGTCCCACTTCACCATGCGGGGATCAATTGGCATAATCGGTGCTCCCGTCGTCGTATTGGATTACTTTGCGACCGCCGTAAGTGCCCGTTTTCACGATGGTTTTTGCTGGCTTCACTTCTTTGAACCCAGCGCCCAACACGTCAGGCACGCTCAGGCCGTTTCGCTCTGCAATGCCTTGGTATTCGCCGCGCTTGCTGTTGTATTGCTTGCCGCTTTCTGTATAAAGTGCGTCGGCAAGTTTTTGGAAGTCTGCGCGTTGGCTTGGTGTCAGCTTCGTTCCTTTGATCACCCGGTCAGAGTAGTTAAGTAGCCGGTCAAGGGAGCCAGTAGCCGCCATTGCCATACCCAATTCAGATTCACGCACCACAGAGCCTGGGTCAAGCAGTTTCATGATCTTTGTCGCTCCAGCAAGATCACCGGCAGGGCTTGCCATTTTCAAGCCTTGTTGAATCTGAGAGTATGCGGATTGAACGTCTTGGTGAGCCTTGTAAATCGGTTCACTACGGAAGTCTCCGCGCAATTTCAATGTATTGTCAAAACCCTTTTGTCCGGTGTTGACGGATACGTTTGTGCCGCCAGCACGCGCCCGTCCCATGTCGTAGGCTTGAAATGCCGTATTCGGGACAATGTTCCCATTGTCGTCAAGCATAAACGGCTGATTCGGGTTCTTTTCCTTTGGTGCTATCGGCGCTGTGTAGGCTGGTTCAAACGTGCCGTTAGCACCCTCACGCACCATAGTCGAACCCGGTGCAAGCGTGTGAGTCTTAGGCACAGGATTAAATGCCTGATTCATTCTCATAGCACCCTCAAGCGCCGACAAATCAGCGTTCGGATTGTTGGCAAGAAACTGGCGCGGGTCAAACGCTTGCGTCTGTCCGATATTGGCCGCATTGTCAAGTGTAGGCCCCTGCCCGTTTGTCATCGCCGAACCGCCTTGCATGGGCATGAATTGGCGTCGAATCGCTTCCTGATTGATGCGCTGTTGTTCAATGGCTTGCTTGCGTGCAAACATGGCTTCGCGTTCCTGTTCCATCTGCATCTTGCGAGACTCGGCCTCTGCTTTCTGCTTTTTGTAGGCATCCAACCCATTGAATGCCTCTTGTATGCGCCCACCCGTGGACATACCATCACCGCGAGCGCCAGCAGCCGCGAGTAATCCAAGACCCAAGCGGAATTGGTCGCTATCCATAATGTCTAGAAGACCTGACATAGTTAAATCCTTTGCGTTAGAATATGATCTGTACCAGACTAGCCTTAGCGGGCGAAAAGACGATTCATTACCGTCCGTCTGGTGTCCATTAGTAATGCTCACCCACTAATGAAGGGTGTCAAATGTTGAACGAACTTTCCCATTCTGAGCTAACTTCCGTACTCAATTACGACCCGGAAACTGGCGTTTTCACTTGGGCTAAAACTATGAGCAACAGAGCGCAGTCCGGCAAACAAGCTGGGTCGAAACATGCGAGTGGAAGAACTTACATAGCTGTAGGAAACAATAGATATCTAGCCCACCGTCTCGCATGGATGTATGTAAATGGGGCATTCCCAAAAGAATGTATTGACCATATTAACGGAGACAACTCAGACAACAGAATCTGCAACCTTAGGGAAGCATCCCATGCTGAAAACATGCAGAACCACAGAAAAGCTAGAAGTGACTCTGCTGCTGGATTGGCTGGAGTCTCTAAGGCAAAAGGAAAGCGTAAAGGGTGGCACTCGGAGATAAAAACAAATGGAAAAAAAACGTATATTGGATATTTTAAAACTAAAGAATTAGCGCATGAGGCTTACTTGGTAGAAAAGCGTAAGCAGCATCCGTTCTGCACAATTTAGTCCTGCCATTTTGTATCCTTATTTGATGGGTGAGCCGTTGCGCTCAATAATGCTCAGTAAGCCTTCATTGCCAGGGAATACGACAAAGTTGCTTGTCCTTTTCATTTCCAATTGTTTAATGAACTGAGAGCGCATCTTTGCTTTTTCTTTTGGGGTTTCATACACCCCGCGCATGATGTCATCGACAGCCTCCTCTGCATTGCCGTTGTGCTTGGCATAGGCCGCAGCTAATTGTTTGTTTGCAATGTTTGGTACTTGCCTAGAGCCGCCATCCAAATAGCGCATACCGGGAACGCCTTGCTTTGTCAGCCAATCAGTTGCCGCTTGTGTTGGGTTTGGATGGCCTGCTTGTTTAAAGCTGAAAACAACCTCGCTGTATAACTTTTCGCCACTTGTCCCAGTTAAACCGCTGCCAAACTGATCTAGAGCTGCTTTACTTAATGGCTTGCGAACTTCCTCCGTCAAAGGATTGTCGTAATCCAGCATCTTTGCAATGTGTTCGTCGGGTAGGTCTACTTTGTAAACATTTCCGGCACCAACATCAACATTAGATTTCATCAGTCGCTTTAGGTCGCCAGTGATTTGATGATAAAAAGCCTTGTCGCCAATAGTTGATGCAGCTTGCGCCTCTTCTCCAGCCGCATCCATTGCTTGCTTAACATTCCAACCATTGTTACCAAGCCAGTCCAGCGTTGTAGGCTGTACGCCTAGTGCTTTTGCAGAATCTGGATTCACCGCCTTTTTTGGGCCAGCTATAGGCATTCCGTTAATTGATGCAATCTCGCCAAGTTTGGAATATTGCTTTGCCACATCAGGCGACTCTGCCAAATACAACCCATGCCCGTAAGCCTGTGCGCCCTCGCCTGTGCCGATCTTGCTTGAATCGAACTTGTCAAACTTGTGCGGGGAGCCGTGCCACACCGTAGCCGCTGCCATGCCCATATTCGCCGCTGCATCGGATGCTTCACGCTGAAACTGTGCGATCTGTTCTGGTGAGTTCAACACCGTCTTATCTCCTGCCATTGGGTAAGCGTTGGCGAACAGGTTTTGCAAGCCTTGCTGATCTTCACGGAAACGGCGCACACCCATATCAACAGTGCCCCCAAAGTCGTCGAGCAAGCCTCTAACTTGCCGCTTCTTTGTGTCGATTGCGCTGAAAATGTCACCTAGCAGTCCCATGATCAACTGCCCCCACCCCATCCAGGCCCGCCAAAATCGCCAACATTGCTATCACCGATGCCAACGCTGTCAAATCCACCACCAAAGCCGGGGCCATTACCCATACCATGATTGCGAGCATCCTTGTCGGCTAAGGCCCTGTCAAGTGACGCGACTTCACGGTCAATGTCTTCCTGCGACATATAACCTTCTTTTATCCCGGCGATAAGTCCGGCAATAGCAGCGGGTGCGATCCCAAGTAACGATGCTTTATTCGCAACACTCAAGGCTGCATCGGTGTTAAAACTCGACCCAATGCCATAGACGTTATCACTGCCAAATCCGAACCCATCGCCACTACCACCGCCAAAGTTCGGCCCGCCATTGTTGCTACGGTTTTCATTGCTTCCAAGCAAGCCACCGAAACCGCCCGTTTGTTGTGGTGCCGCATTCTGTGGTGCAGCCGGTGCAGCCGGTTTATTCTGTGCGCTGAATGGATTCATGGCCTCCCAGTCAGGCATAGCGTATGTGCCAGGGCTGACGCTGAAAGGCCCTTTTCCTGATTGCTTCATACCACCCGGTTGCACAGAACCACCGTAACCGCCACCACTTCCGGGTGCGCCGCCTTTTTGCCTCGAATAACTTCCGGTCATGGCGTTATTGGCAAAGTCCATCAGACCCGGCGCGGTGTTGTTCCTGAAATTATTCAGGTCACCATAGATGTTTTCGTAACTTTGCTTCTGCTGTGCATTGAATGGATTCTGCTGATAGAACTTTTGCAGGTCTGCATTTGTTTTCAGGTTGTCCAGCAAATACGGCTGCGCCGGTGCCCACGGGTCGCTGGTTTGTGTGGAGCTTGTCGTTGTGTCGCCACCCGCTTTAGAACCTAAAAGACCACCTAAAAGAGTCGCGCCGAGTTCGAGCCAATCTGCCATGATGTTCCCCTTATTTATATTGGTTGTAAAGATCGTTACCCATCATCGACCCGCCAAGGACGCCCGTATAGGGGTCGCCTTGCAGGTTTTTGTTTTTCGTGTTTGTTCCGTACCCTTGGCCAATCCCGTTCTGAGCGTCGCTGAAATACTGCTGGTAATCGAGCGGTGTTTGCTGAATCTGATTGCCAGCATTCAACCCCAAGTTATTGCCGTTCTGCATGGTGTTGTAAACATCAAGGCCGAAATTAGCACCGTTCAACTGATTGTTGAAGTTGTTTTGGTTAATGTTCGCATCAAGGTTGGCATAACCAAGGTCGTTAGAGCGCAGTCCAAGATCGTAGTTATTGTCCAGACCTTTGTTTGTCAGGTTGCGATTCTGCTGGTTTGTCCAGTCTTGCCCGTACAAATTTGTCAGATTTTGACCAATGCCGAGGTTCAACTGATTTAGCCCGTTCGACTCGATAACACCCTGACGTGATCCACCGAAACCACCCGCTGCCAAAGCACCTGAACGCATGGCAGGAAGTTGGTTCTGGTTAAAGTTGTCCGTCATTTGACGGGTAATGTCAGCGCCCATTTGTTTCAAATAAGGGTTGTAGCCTTGACCACCACCCATGCCGAGATTATTCTGTCCCTGTTGGTTGCCACCTTGACCCATCGCCCAACGACCATCCGCGCCTTGCGTGTAGCCGACCTTGCTTAAAGGAATACCGCCAGGGGTGTAGCCCTCCTTCAATGGGTCAACAATCAAACCGTTCCCCATATCAAACTTGCCATCCGCACGCTTAGACTGCCATCCTTGCGGATTCGCGTAGTTTGGTCGTGGGTCACCATAGTTCCCACCCGGAAATGCTTCTGGTTGAATCTGTGGCTGGCCGTTTGGTTGCCCTTGGTAATCAGGCGGGACAAATCCACCGTCACGCTGGGGCTTGTAGTTTGGCGGTTGAATCCGTTGTTGTCCGTTCGGCTGCCCAGCAAAGGGCTGAGGGCCAAGACTGTTCGGTTCGTACGGGTTAATAGCCATGATTTATCCTAAAAAGTGCCACGCTGAGGCACGGTAACAATAAACACCCGCCCCGCTACCGGGGTTAAATGTTGTCCCATCGGCAAAAATAATCATGCCGTCTCGCAGTTTGCTAGGCGCTTTGTAAATTGTCTCTAGCATCACCACTGAGTCCGGCGTGTCGAGTGCTTGCGAAATCTTGAGGAATTCGTCGTTGACTTTGGGATCAGCGACAGACCCCGGCGTGTAACGTGCCATCAGTACCGCCCTTGGGTAACAAAATCAATATCAAACGAGCGCATTCTCCAATTTGCATATGCGACATTTGTAAATTTGACAGCGATATATCTGCCAGTGGCAAAGCTGTCTATCTTCAAATCAGTTCCAATCGTGAACGTCTGTGCTGGCTGCCATGTAGTCGCCGCATTTGCCGCCATGCTTGAGCCGACTTGGATGCTGATTGTGGTTCCATCAACGCCATCAAATCTAGGATAAACACTGCGCACGGTCTTGACGGTTTCCGGCGATCCCATCGTGATCCCGGTACGCGCCATATATGCCGGAATTGCTGATCCGAAATCGCTGGTAGTTCCATCGACAACACTGAGTTTCGGCGTGGAATGGCACATAAATAGCCGGGATTCGACAGCCGAATAACGGTTTCCATTCCACGTTATTACTGAGTCATCCCATGATCCCGTCACCGCTGCCCATGTATCCGTGGCATCTACTTCGTCAATTTGGCCATAGCTTCCATACGTCGCGTTGTCGAGCGTGCGGATTGACCATGTTTTGTCGATCCAATTCCAGACACATGCGCGATTACACGTTGCAGAAGACCCATGCGGGAAGCAAATCCATACTTCATTTTCTTTTGGATTAAGGGTGACAAATGATCTTTGATAATGGTTGCTGTCGATATTGTCAAATATGTAATCACGGACAATCGAATTTGCGATTGATATTGGCTGCGAACCTGAATGCAGAACCACATCACCAGCGGTTAGAACCACATGGCCCACGGGTGTATCAACTACACAGCCGGGAGCCAACAACCCATAATTACCGGGCAAACGCTGAAACCTGAAAATGTACGGTGCTCCGATGTAGCTCATGGCGTACATTGACCGCTCTTTGTAGATGATATTCACATCACCCATGGGTAGGCAATCGACCAGCAAATCAGGTGTTTCGGCCAAATCGACCTCACCCGCATCAAGCGCGGCATTAGCTTCATCCCAGCTTGCCGGAATTGATCCAGGTACTGCAATATCCGACCACTTGACCATGTGCGGATAGACCGTGGTGCTTTTCGTGATATTCAGAGCAATCAGGAAATTCTTGAACGGGCGGATCGACTTTGCTTTCCATGCCGCGTTCCAGCCTGTCAGCGATGCGAGATTAACCGCAGTGTTGCCACCCCAAAACATCGGAATATCGACACCGTTGTTAAGCACCAGAACCCCGTTCAAAGACCCACCTGTCCAACGATTGTTGATTGCACCCGTAGGCGCGGTTCCTGTGATGTCTGTACGGGTATTGCCGTCATCGACATATATCGCACTGATCCCCGCATGGACGATAAATCGTGTCGTTGTGGTCGCGTAATGGGTGATGAAATATGGCGTTACGGCCGGTGCGGTTAAAGTCTGCTTAAACCCGCCGAACAGTCGTGCATAACCACTTGAGAATCTGATGTTTTCAGACGCCGACCACACGCCATCGCCCAATTCCTCGGCTGACAAGTCGAAATTTATCCCCGCGCCGCAATTGGCGACTTTGTACATCATGCGATAGCTGCTTTGAAGGCTGCGAAAGAAAACACTATGGCTTCTGTCAGAGAGGAAGCCCCTCCGGTTATATTTGTTATGCGTACATCAAACCGATCAGTGGTTCTATAAGAAACGTCGAGCCTGTAGTTAGACGCATTGGCCCCACCAGTTAAAACGATGACATCTGTTGCATCTATGGTGGTGTTGTTTACCGTGAAAGTAGCATAAGCACCGCCTATAAGACCGGAATTGTGCGTTGTGATTTGGCCGCTTGGCGTGTTGATCGTGACAGCCGTTGATTTACTCGTGAGTTGCGTCACTGCACCGCCAGACCCGGAGACATAGCCGATTGAGCCTGTCTGGATTGATACGTTAAATACGTCCGCTGCAACATTATTTAGCTGCGCTTGCGTTGCTGTCATCGCCCCGGTGATATTCGGCAAGCTGGCTTTGAGTACGCTTTTTATGAGTCTTAACTGGTTATCGCCTTCACTCAGCGGATCGGTTGCGAGTGGCATCGTTTCATCCAACTCGTTGATGTAGTCTGCGGTTTCAACTGTCATAGTGTTTCCCCGGAAAGGATATTGGATGTGTGTCCGCCAAAGTCAGTACGCAGCATGGCTTTGCTCTTTGTGGCCGTCGAGTGCGTCATGGCCTCTTTTAATGCGGCCTCATAAAGCCCACTCCACAACCCAACGTTTTGAGTGTCGAGTGTGTACGGTGCAGATGCCAGCAGCGCCCCATACAAGTACACATCCGGGTAGTTCGTCAGCACGGTATTGGTGAGCGTCGTAGCCAGGTCAAAGCGCGTCAAATAGCGCAATGTGTAGGTATAGGCAACGTCTGCCGGGTTTTCCGTGGCGATGTACGCGCCGTCAACTGTGTAATAGTCACTGCCACCGTTTGACGTGGTAACAGTCAATGACTCCGGGTTGACGTAAATGAGTCCGTCGCGTGGCTCGTAAGTCGTCAACCACAAAGCAATCGGCGTGCCAAAGCGCGTCGGGACGGCCATCAGGCGCGAACCCACAACTGCGGTTAATGTGGCCTCTGTCTCTTGCAAAAGCAGTTTGAGCTTGCGATTGATCTTGGATTCCGCGAGCTTGATAAAGTCGGGAATCTTGGCAGTCAGGTCAGACCTGTGAAGGTAGCCATCGGAGCCATCAATCGCGGCCACCAACTCAGCATAGGTGCTTAGGCTCATTGTTCAACGCGCTTTGCTGGGCGTCCGCGCTTTGGTGTTTCGATCTGTTCTTGAGCCACAACGGGCTTTGGTTCAGGCATAAAACGAGTCCAGCCTTTAGCCTCGTAATCTTTGGCCTCGCTTTCGCTATAAGCGTCGGCGTAACCGTTTTTAGTGTTGTTGATCATTCGGATCATGGTGCAAATTGGGGGCCACTACAGCCCCCAATCCTTTAGGAAGTTGCAAACGGCGTAGACAAGGTTCCAGCTCCGTGACATACCCCGTCGATAGCCCATTGGGTTGCCGAAATCGCAGTCACCTTGTAACGCTCTCCAAGCAAGCCGCCAGTGGTCGTTCCAGCAGCAGACAGGGCAACAATAGTGCTGCCATCCGCCTCGAAATAATCACCCGACTGAGCAACTGTCACATCGCCCATGATCACGCCGCCAACGAGGAATTCGCTGGCGATGGTCTTGGTAATGACCTTGTGCGCGTTAGATGTAACCGCCACCGTGACAAGAAACTCGAACTGCATCCCCTCAACTGGCGTCGGGAGGGTGTAGACGTTGCCAGCAGCGCGGTCCAGAAGACACAGTGCGCCAGACTCACTGGCAAGCAGTTGCCGCGTCGCGCCGACGCTTTGAATTATCTGGCGATGTTCCCCGGTAGCAATGCAGCCGGAAGGGCCGCCGTAACCCAGTCGCTCAAGAGAGGTAGAAATAGTCATGATGTTTCCTTTGAAAGTTGAAAATAAAAAGGGGCCGAAGCCCCGTTATCAGTTGGTGATACGGCACGACCACTCTGGACGCAGCGTCTTGAAGCCATAAAGTATGTCAAGACGCATGAGCAGTTCGTCGTTGCGAATGTCCGAAGCAATCCAGACCCGCAGGCTCATGCCGTCTTGCGTCTTGCGCACGCACTTGTGGGCATCATCCATCAGTGGCAAATCGGCCGTCACAAACGTGAAGGCGTCCTTGTGATACATCAGGTTGTTGCGGTAGCTGGTAGAAGCAGCACCGAAGAACGTCACCGCCTTGGCGTTGAAGTCCGTCACTGCCAGCGCCGCACCCGTGGCCGAGCAGACATTACGCTTTGCAGCGGTTGATGCCGACAAGCCCAGGTAAATCGCTGGCGACACAGTGATCCCAGCGCCGGCAGATGTTGCAGCTACCACGAACTGTTTCAAGTGGCCGTAAGCCGCCTTGGTTTCAGGGTGGCAATCATAGACACCGGCAATGGTGAACACCTGGCCCACGTTGGGCGATGCGATCAACGTGTGAATGTCAACCGTAGTGCCGCCGTCCGTCACCAGCGCGTCAGCATCGGTATCACCCGTCACGTCAGCGATGTAGGCTTGGCTGTAGGTGCGTTCGTTCTCGTAGAAATCAGCCATTGCAGAACGGGCGTAGAAGCCTTCTGTAAAGGCTTTTTTCACCTGGCCTTCGGGTGTGAACAACGCTTTGTTGCCGTTCACAATCGAGGCCATCGTCACCGAGTCAAGCTGCAATGCACGGTTGCTGTCCTTGGGTGCCAGTTGCTGATTCAGTTTTGCGCGTGCATTTCCGAGCGCGGTAATGTCGCCAGCCGCACCAACGACCGTACCAAAGGTGCCCACCAAGTTGTAGGTGTCCTTTGTAGCTTGGGTCAGCATGTCGCCATCAATACCCGACATCAGCACCGACATAGCCGGTTCGATGTAGCGTTTTGAGAAAGCGTCAACCTCACTCGGGCTGTTCACATTCAGGGTCAGTTCTGCGCTGTTGAAGCGCATATCGACACCGTCCTGAGTTGCCATCGTGATGGATTGCGTGGTTTCGTTTTGCTCTTGCACGTCCATCACCCGCGAGCCTTGACGGCGCGTGTACTGGTTCGGATTTGCAACGCGCAGCACAGAGCCGGTTTTCCAGCCGGTTTTTTTGTACTGATCGTCGTAAGAGCGGTCGATTGTGGAAATGAACGTGCATTTCTCGTGGGCAATGCGCAGGCTTTCGCGTGCGACCATGTCCAATACGGTATTGGTGTTAGCCATTTTGTTTCCTTGAAGCGCCTTTCGGCGTTAACGATTTTTTGCGATAAATTCCCGGCGCATACGGTTGAACTCAGCATCGCTGAGACCCGGATCACCAAGGGTTTTTGTGGTCGTGGCGCTACCGCCCGTTACCCGTGTAATCGGTTTAGCGACTACTGCCGGTGTTGCGGTGCGTTGTGCCATCAACTTGTCGTATAGGTAGGCTTTGTGCAACAGCTTGACAGGCCGGGGATCATTGACGTTGGTCAGTTCCTCGGGCTTGTAGCCGATTGCCTTTGCCGCCGCCAACATGCCCTGTTGCACCTCTGGCGTTCCGTACCCTGTAATTTCTCGTGCCAACTGCGAGCGTGCAGCCTCTAAACCCCTTGCAGTTGCCTGTGAGGTTTGATGCTGGTGCTGCTGTTGTGCGCGTTGGATGCCGTCGATTTGCGTGGCTCTTTGCTGTTGCAATTCACGCATTTGACGATCAAGTTTCAGTGCTTGCACCGGGTCTGCATCAGTCAGTGCGTTCCAGTCGAGCTTCTGGTATTGAGCCAATTGTCGCTCTATGGATTTCACCTCTGACACAGCATCAAGATACTGCTCCTGAAACTGTTGACGGGCCGCAAACTGTTGTTGCGCCGCCTCAAACTCCTGGCGTTGCTGGGCGAGGCTTTGCGTCTTGACTGTGTAGTCAGATTGACGCAAAAACGCTTCCTTCAGCTTTGCCGGGACTTTGTACTTTTCGCCCTCGTAGTCAATTTCTTCGCTATCGTCGATAACTTCGGCGGGTGCATCGCTGCCTTCGCTTGTGTCATCGTCTCGGTCAAAGAAGTTTCCTTCACTTTCCGGGCTAGCCGGTGCTTCCGGCGTTTCCGATTCCGTTGCCGGTTGTTCGGTTGCTAATTCCATTTTTCACTTTCTGGACTCAAAGAGTCACGGCGTCTCTCGACGTTTGGGCACAAAAAAAGCAGCCTTAGCTGCTACAAATCGGCGTACCCGGTTGCCGGTTGCTTGTCAGTTAAATCACTTCGATATTCTTGTAAAAACAGCGCATGGCAGGATTCTCCTTTCGTGCCAGTGTGCACATGGCCGCAAACTCGGCCTGCATCTGATTTGCCTTGGTGCTGGTGTATTCCCACACCCCGTAAGCACCGCC